ATTTTACAAACAGGAAGCAGTTAAGGATGGCAGTATGAAAGTAATAAGTAAAGGAGGAAAGAGATTGAACAGGTCAAAAGAGTAAAAAATAAAATGGCGGCAAAAAATATTGAGTTTAACTGGACTGAATTAGATATAGAGGAAGAATATGCTTACAGATATTGAAAAAATGAGTAATCATGCCATTAAAAGAGCAAAAGAGCGTTACAGTTTGGATTTAACAAAAGATGATTTAAAGAATATTTTAAACCTAATTGAAAACGGAAAAGCAAAAAAGATTGAGCGTCAAAATATGTTTGAATACCAGGATGAGGAAAACGCTCATTACAGGCTTAGATACAACGGTACGTTGATTGAGCCTGTAGTCAAGGGAGTTAATAGCAATCCGGCAATCATTACCTTTTACCCGACTGGAAAAAGAGGTGATAGAAAAGTAAAGGATTGGTTAAAAAGATTCCAAGACCCCAATTTTAGGCATTTAATGAGGAAATACGGGAAAGACACTTATTAAGATTGAGTAACATAGGAGAAAAATATGCTAACCAGAGAGCAATTAACAGCCAGAATTGAAGGTGCGAGGGTGCAACAAGAGAGTTTAGCCCAAAAATATTCACGACTTAAAAGAGAAGCAATCAGGCTTGAAAAACAAGGGAAAGATAAGCTTGCTAATATTGCATACAACGAGGCTAAACAGGCGTTGGCGCAAAGTCGGCTTACACAACACCGCATCGATGCCTTTTATGAAGTTTTGAACGGAGAAATTATTTTACCAAGTATCAGATATTAGTAGAATAGAGGAGAAGAATTTATGTTAAAAACTCAGAGTTTTTTGAAGGTAAAAGAAGTTGCTGAAAGGCTAAATGTAGGAATTTCAACAATTTATAGATTGAAAGATAGTGGAGAACTGCCATACTATAAGCCCAAAGGTGGTATTAGATTTGATAATCAGGATGTAGAAAATTATTTGAAAAAAAATCGACATTCCTGATAAAATGAACCCATGCCGGTAACAAGAAGAAAATGGAAAACATCAAAAGGAGAGCCCCGCGAAACTTGGGGTTTTTCCTTTTACGATCCGTTGACGAAAAAACAAGTAAAAAAAAGCGGTTTTGCAAAAAAGAGCATAGCTGAAGAGGAGATGCGTAAAGAAAAAAACCGTTGTGCGTCCGGAGAAAACAGAAACGTTGATAAGAAAATGACTTTTAAGGAGCTATCTCAGCAATATCTTGATTGCCATTGTGAGATTTATTGTAAATTATCAACAAAAAAGGGCTATGAGTCATATTTGAACAGTATCAATGATTTTATGGGAAACTGTAAAGCTTCAGAAGTGGATTATCAGCTTGTTATAAGGTTTGTTGATACTCTGGCAGGGCGTTTTGTGTACTTTTGTAAATTTTTTTTTCTTAATTTTCCCAAACGTTGTCAGAATTTTGAGAACACGTTGAGAACATGAAAAAATATGCCATACTGATAACAGCCCACCTTGTTAATAGAGTAATTAATCGGGTGCTATCGCAGGACTTAACTTTTGTTTAAGGGCTAGAGGTAGTTAAAAGGGAGGGGGTTTCTTGACCAAAAAGAAGGTTTTGGAGTGTTGCGGGCATAGCAATCCCCGCCAGTGGATAGAATTAACAAGTAATGAACGGTATTCAAAGCGGCGTTTCCGCTGGGCTGAATGTGAACACTGCGGGTTTATCGTAGTTGAAATTGAGTACAGGAATATTTTTGGAAGACTTGAACGGCAAGAGACGAGGCGTGGAAATAAAGGAAACGCCTTATTTTACGAGCTAAAAGGACAAACCTTAACGCAAAAAGACAATACCCGTGTACCAAGAGGTAACAACGCAGTAGGTTATTTTTACGCTAAGCCGGGTATCGACCCAAAAACAAAAGAAGAATGCCAAGAAGTCAGGGCTTTAGGCAATGACAGGCTCGATGATGAAAATCCCGAAAAGAACAGAAAACCCCGGGAAAAGCCAAAAACAAAAATACTTTCGGTATAAGATTGAAGCAATATTGGCGATTAAGTGATATGGCAGGAAGAAAAACAAAACTAACAATAGAAACCATTGAAAAGGCGGCAAAGCTAATAGCATTAGGCAATACGCAGGATGCTACCTCTAAATACTTGGGGATTCATCCTTGCACCTTTATTGACTGGATGAACCGAGGAGAAGAGGACAGCCGTAACAATAAAAAAACAATATTTGCCCAATTTTCCGAAGCTATAAAAAAGGCAGAAGGTGTCGCAGAAGTTAACCATGTCGCAAACATTATCACAGAGGCGAAAAAGGGAAACTGGACAGCATCCGCCTGGTGGCTTGAACGAAGAAGGGCAAAGGACTGGAAGCTAAAAACTCAAACAGATATAGGCAATGCCGACAATCAACCTTTTAAAACCGAGGACAGCGAAAAAATCAAACATTTAGAAGCACAAGTCAAAGAGCTAGAGCAGCTAAAGGCAGAAGATGAGTGATGTTAATATTGATTCATTGCTGGAACGGGTAAAAACACAAAGAAAAAAGATTCTTGAAAAAAATATCTTAAAATGGGGAAAGTATTACTTTCCTGAAAAATTTACCGCCCCATTTTGCGATGAACTGCACGGTTATTTCGTTGACACAAGAGAGGAGCCTTTTACTTCCACCCTCGCCCCACGAGAACACGCAAAAACCACAATAAAATGTTTCCTTATCCCTATATTTCAGGCACTTGTTGAGCCGGAAAAGTTTAAATTTTACCTGAATATTCAGTCCACAACAACAAAAGCAGTAAATATCAACATTGCCATAAAGACAGAACTGGAAGAAAACGAAAAACTCAGAGAAGATTACGGCGACCAGATTTCAGACAAAAAATGGACAGAAAAGCTATTTGTTTTAAAAAATGGGGTTGTTTTTGGAGCAATAGGCGCAGGAGAATCAATGCGCGGAATAAACTTCAGGAACGTAAGACCTGATTATATTATCTGTGATGACCTTTACGACGAAGATGATATTCATAACCTTAACAGGATAACGAAGAAAAATAACTGGTTTTGGGGTACGTTATACCCTGCCAGGGCAAAAACAAAAAAATCCTGCATCCATGTTCAAGGTACTGCAATTAACAAGCAGGACCTTATGCACTCTCTGGCAAATAACCCTCATTGGAAGTTCAGAAAGTTTCAAGCAATAAAGGACTACGACACAAAAGAAGTCCTCTGGAAAGAAAATACAGCTTTTACCTTTGAAAAACTAATGATTGACAAGGAGAATATGGGTTCAATCATTTTTGAAAGAGAAAAGCAGAATAATTGCAGGGATGACGAAAGTTCTATTATCAAGGAAAGCTGGATTAGATATTACGACGGAACCCTCCCTAATGATGAGCGAATTGTCCAGAGAGTTGGAGGTTTGGACCCGGCAGTCGGTCAAAATCAACAAAATGACTTTTCCGCCTTCGCTTATTGCTTTAAGACGAATCTAGGCAACTGGTACATTGAAGAGGTTAAGAACGAAAAAATCTCATTCAATGAAATACTGAAAACCTCTGAGAACTTCTGGAAGCGGCATAAATTCAACAGATTGCGTGTTGAATCAATAACAGCATTCCAATACATAAGCCAAGAATTAATAAGGACAACTGAAGTTCCTGTTGAATCGGTAAAATGCGTTCCAGATAAAATTTCAAGACTTGAAGCGCAATCAAGGAAATTCGAGAACGGCAAGGTTTTCATTAATGAAAATATCCCTGCGCATCTTAGGAACGAGCTTGTTGAACAGTTAATAAATAACAAGCCTAACCACGATGACATAAGGGATGCGGTTATTATCTGCCTTGAAAGCGAAAAAGTAACGATAGGAAACCCGGAGAACTACATTGTCGGAGCTTGATTGGATTATATTCGGCGATAGCCCTTATATTAATCAAATACAGGACTTTAGTTTTGCTAAAAACTACAACACGATTGCTGTAAACAGGTTTGACAAGTGCGAATGTGATTACCGATTTGCCAACGACCAAGAAACAATCGCAGAAATAAGCAATAAGAACTTATCCGGCAAGTGGTGTTTTTTAAAAAGAAGCGTTGACAGTCTTATAGTTGCTAACAAGCTATTTTTTGACAACTATTTTGTAATTAGGACTTATCTCGAGTTTGAAGGAAGCCCGCAGTTTGAACCTTACAAGAACGGCAGGTTGTTAGACTGCAGAAGCAGCGCAATGCCAGCGATAAATTTCGCAATACAGCGTGGCGCAAGGAATATATACCTTATAGGAATTGATTTTAACTGGACGAAAGGGCATTTTTACAACCCAAAACCAACGTATAAGCCACTGAATCATATTTGCGAATTACGAAAATATGTTAAGCAAATGGCACAGCACTCAAATATCCATCGTGTAAACCCTGCGCCTTTTTTACCACTGAGTTTTTTACCACTTAAAAGGATTGAGGAACTTTGATTAATAAAATCAAAAATTATTTCGCAAAAGCTGAAAAAGCTGATAACAGGAACATAGAGCATTCTGTTGCTTTTGTTTCCGGCGACCCTCTTTTACAGGGCGTAAACCCTGAAAATGCGACGTTATCAGATTACAGTACAATGCGCTATGACGATCAGGTTAATGTATGCCTTGAAGTCAGATTGCTTGCTATGATTGCGAAAGGGTACGTTATTCAGGCGGAAGAAGGACAGGAAGAGCTTGTTAAAGAAATTAACGCTAACCTAAACAACCTGCCTGGCAGTTTTTACCACACTTTGAAGCAAATAGAACTTCCAAAGAAGACTTATGGGTTTTCTCTATCCGAAATCCTCTGGAAGACAGAAAACGGTAAAATTCTAATTGCCGGAATCAAGACCAGAGATAGCCAAAAGATTAAGTTCTATCCAGATAAATACGGCAATCTGCTTGAGGACGGCATAAGGCAGGAAGTTGACGGAAAAGAAAATCCCCTTCCAGTAGAAAAAATGATACTCCATGTCAATAATATGGAGAATTGCAACTATTACGGCGTTTCCGAACTTAAACCCGCTTATATAAGCTGGAAGGATAAGGACAGGATTAAGCGTTTTTATAACACCCTGCTCGAAAGATTCGGCGTTCCTCCTATTATCGTTACCTATAACCCCGATGATTATGCCGGAAAAACAGAGGCAGAAGTTAAAGAGAAGCTTACTGCAACTGCAAACAGCCTCAAGAAGACGCATCAGGGCGGAATTATAATGATTCCTAACACCTATGAGAAAGAAGTTGTTAAGCTCGACGCCGCTGGCGGTGAAGCATTCGAGAAATACCTTGACAGGCTGGATTTTTCAATTTCCAAAGCCCTTAAGGTTCCTTCTGAATTGGGCTTTTTGAATGTAAAAGTGGGTAGCAACGCAAAAGCAAGCACGCAATTTGATGTTTTCCTCATGGTCGTCAACCAGGATAAAATTGACCTCGAAGAAACTATAAACGAGCAGCTCATCAAGCGTTATGTGATTTATAACTACGGTCCTCAGGATAGCTACCCGAAAATTAAGTTTAATCCGACGAATGACGACGATATAGAAACAATTATCAAACTTTATAACGAGGCACGGAAGTCAGGCTCTGTCAGGGCAACTACGGCAACCGAGGCAAAAATCCTTAAACTGCTTGGATTCCCTGAAATTAATGAGGACGAATTACTCGACTTGACCCCTGTTAAGGAAACCACGCCTCCTGAAGAACAACCAGCAGGCGGCAAAAAGAAAGAAGAATTCGCCAAGAAATCATATAATGGATGGGAACTCGAAGGCGCACAACTAAAGGTAAACTTTGCCAAAATAGACAACTTTTTCCAAGAAAAAGAAGAATCTATGATAGGGCAAATAATCGACGTTGTGGATGAAATTTACATCGATGTTTCCAACAAAGTAGCGAATAAAAAGCTGGTTTCCGGCAAGAAATTTACGGAGATAGAGAACTTTGAAATCAAAGGATCTTACATAGGGAACTTAAAACAAATCTTCCAGAAATACCTTAAACAGGCGGCAAAAGAAGGGAAAATGACCTTCCTTGAGGAAATGCAACCGCAGAAATTTGCTTTACCCGCAAATGAGCTTCTTGAACCTGAATATATGGACTACATCCTTGCCCTGTCCAAAGCACTTGCCGGAGAACTGGCAGGTCTATACCTCACACAGACAAAGAAAGTTTTATTGCAGGCAATACAGGGCGGCTGGTCTGAAAAGAAAACCATGCAGGCTTTGCAGGAAGTTTATACCGCAACAAAGCTGGCGGATAGCGTTGTAGCTCCTGCGGTAACAGAAGCAAGGCTAAGAACGATAGTAAGAACTAATCTTAACGCAGCATTTAACAAAGGTAGGCATATTCAGGCTATTGAGTTGAACGATAAGACAAAGGACGTTTATTATAAGCAGTTTGTCGAAGTCTTGGACGACAGAAGCCACCCGTTTTCATTGTTTATTCACGGTAAATGTGTGCGGGTAGGTACTGAATTAGACCAGAAGCTCAGTTATCCACTTCACTATAACGATAGAGGCGTGGCGGTTTACATTAATGCTTCTATTGACGGCGAACCAGCGGAAGTTTTAACGGCTATGCCTAATACGGCGGCTTATTCGGGGTTATTAATTAGTTAAAGGAGCAATATATCAATGAAGACAATATTTTTCTTCGACGATTTTAACGATACTACGGCGGAGTTCCTGATTAAAGACTTAGCTATAGCGGCAAAGTCTGACAAGGATATTCGTTTGATTATAAATTCACCTGGCGGAAGTGTGACCAGCCTGCTTTCTATTATTGATTCGATAAATCTTATTGACATGAACCTTGAGACGGTCTGCATCGGGCAGGCGGCAAGCGCAGGTTCTGTATTATTCAGTTGCGGGAAGAAAAGATACATAACAAAGAATGCCCGCTTACTCCTCCATCAGGTTTCCGGCGGCGCATGGGGTAATATTCAGGATATGGAGATTGAAGCGGCGGAAGCAAAGCGTCTTAATGAAGTTTATCTTGATATCCTTTCCAAAAATATTGGAAAGGATAAAGAAACCCTCAGGAAGGATATGCAAAGGGATTTTATTTTGACAGCGGAACAAGCTGTTGCATACGGACTGGCGGATTCTGTCATTAGTGAGAATATTTTCAGCGAAGAAATAATGCTGTTTAAGAAAAGCCAGTTTGAAGATGCCGTTATAAACACTATTAAGGAAATGGCATCAGACAAAGAAATTAAACTTTGCGAAATCAAGGACAAAGAGCTTTTTAAATCTGGAACATACAAAGGGCGAACCTTTACGCAAAAAGACATTGAAGAATTGGTAAAAAACACCAATTATCTAATAGAAAATTTTGGCTTTGTTGTCCCAATTAAGCTCGGTCATGACAATAACAAAGAAGTAGGGAAAGTGCTCTTGGATATGCTTAAAAGTGATAGTATGCCAGCTTTTGGACAAGCAAAAAACCTTAGAGCGATTGGAGATTCGCTTATCGGTGATTTAACAGGCATCCCGCAACCGCTTTACAACCTTATTGATAAACAATTTTTCTGTAAGAAATCGCCTGAAATATGGAACTCTTACAGCATAAAAGGTAAAACCTTGGGATTAGTGCTTGATTCTATAGCTCTTCTTGGAGCTACTCAGCCAGAAATACCCGACTTATTTAGTAAAGAATACATTGAAAAAGGAGAACAAACTATGCCAGGAACAAACACACTCACAGAAGAGCAAATTAAAGCTAATCTTCTAAAGGAGCAGGAAGCCGAAGCCAAAAAGCAGGCTGAGGAGAAAGCAAGGAAAGAAGAGCTTGCCAAGAAAGACAAGGCGGTAACTGATGCTCAAGAGGAAGCAGCAAAGGCAAAAAGAGAGCTTGAAGAGTACAAGGCAGCCGTCAAAAAAGAAAAAATCGAAGCAAAGGTAAACGCTCTGGTTGATAAGGGTGTTATTTTCCCTTACCAGAAAAACGCTCTTGCCGCTGTTTTTGGAAAGATTGAAGGCGAAGAAGAAAAAATCAAGTTCAGCAAAACCGACGGCAAAGAAGAAGAAATTTCCGTAAGTGCTGCATTTGAAGAACTGCTCACAAACCGCCCGAAAATCGACTTTACAAAGCAGTATTCACAGCATACCGAATCCGACAATGCGGATTATACCGACGCTGAAAAAGAGGCTATGGCAATCCACAGAGCCGCCGGAAAAACAGAAGAAGAAATAAAAACAATGTTCGCAAAAAAGTAATATAAGGCTTTTTGGTCTTTCAAAACAAGTAAAACGTAGATAGTAAAAGAAAATAAAGGAGCAAGAAATGACAGCTTTAAGCGCAAACACGGTCGTAAGATACGAAAACCAAAGAACAAGGCAGAAAGCCGGAGTAACAGCAGGAGCAATCCATATCTATAAAGGAGCTTTGCTTTGCTGGGCGGCTGATGGTTACCTAACCCCTGCGACAGACACCGCAAATCTGAAATTCGCAGGCGTAGCCTTGGAAGAACTCAACCAAGCAGCTGGCGGTTCGGACGGTGATAACTCAATAGAGTTTATCCCAGCAGGTTCCGGCGCAATCGTTACTATGACAACCGGAACAATCGCCAATACAAACATCGGTGATAAAGTCTATGTTAAGGACGATGGAACGGTTGCCCTTGCGGCTGCAACCACAAACGACATCGAAGTCGGCACAATCAGACGTGTCATAAGCACAACATCCGCCGAAGTACAGATATAAGGCAATCGAAAAAACAGTAAAATAAACGGTTTCCGCTCACTTAAAGGGGCGGATTTTTAGTAGTGAATTAAAAAAGGAGAAATAAAATGCCACAAGGAGCAGCATACACAGTAGAAGGGTTAGTAACCGCCTTCAACAAGCAGGTTGATTCTCGTTTCAACCCAAAACTTACAGATTTGTCGGCTATCGGTAAGTCTATTATGACCAGGTACAACGTATTACCTGGCGCATCAGCCGATTATCTGTTTACGAAGTTTGCAGGCGGCATGCAGGAGAAGTTAGGAGCCAGAAAATATAAAACTCTGAGCGACGCATTCACAATGAATGTTAAGAATAAAAAATGGGAAGACGGTATCGTTCTCGACAAAGTCGACTTTGAGAGAGCAGCGGCTGCCGCAAAGCGTAACCCGCTTCAAGGCTTGAATATTCAGGAAGAACAGCTCTTGAGCTTTAAGATAAGAGCCGCAGACCATCCTATCGAAAGAGCATTAACCTTACTTGAGGCTGGCGATACAAATACTTACGGTGTTTGCTTTGATGGACAGAACCTTTTTGACACAACCCATGCCTTTGACATTGTCGCTGGAACGCAGAGTAACATCGTTTCAGGAACAGGGGAAACATTAACCCATATCCATGCCGATGTCCTTAGTGCAATCGGTGCATTGCAGGGCTTCTATTGGACAAGCGGGGATGACGGCGCAAAACGCCTCTTGAACCCTAAAGTCGCAAAGATTGATATTGTTTGCGCCCCACTGCTTTATCCGAAATTTATGCAGTTGAAGACACAGGATAATATTTCAGCGACAGAAAGCAACTCAGTAAAAGGTTACATCAATGATATTCAAGTTCATCCATTCACTGACAGCGACGATTATTATGTAATTGACGTTTCCGACGACAAGAGACCTATTCTTTGCCAGATTGAAGATGACCTCAAGTTCATCATGCCAAGCTTGCAGAGTGATTCTTATATCGATGAAGGATTACTCAAGTACGGTGCTGAATGGCGTGGAGATGTCGCTTACGGTGCATGGTGGAAAGCCGTAATGGTAACTAATACATAATTCGTTCTTTTCGTTCTCAAAAGATAAGGGAGGGGTTCGCCTCTCCCCTGTCTTTTCGTTTTAAACAAAATTTAAGGAGAAAATTCGTGGAAAAGTTAATATCAAAAAAGGGCTTTAATCTACCAAAAAGCCAGAATATCCAAACATTTTACGAGGTAGAAATAGAACCTCTTGAAAAAGGGTTATACCGTGTTCGGTCAGGCAACTTTAAAGGTCTTTTGAAAGAAAGTCAACTCGCTGAACTCAGAGAGCAGATTGCCGCTGAGCAGCAAGAAGATAAAGACCTTGCGGATGCAAAGTTGCTTATTGAGAAAAAACGTCAAGAATTACAAGCAAAAGCTGAAAAAATAAAGAAAGAACTTGTCAAGAAAGATATTGTCGAGCTTAAAACAATCCTTGACGAAATGAGTATCGAGTATTATTCCGATGCTAAAGAATCAGAGCTTATTGAGCTGATTGTAAAGGGTGAACTTAACGGCGTTCAGCGTGTAAAGAAAGAAACCGAAAAACCTACAGAGAAAAAACAGCCTAAAGCCGAAAAACCTACAGAGCCAGTAGTATAACAGTAATATCGGAAGGTTATAAATGGCAAATTTCTTAAAAATTTACGAGTTTAAATTTTCAGATCCGTACATTTTTGACGGGTCAGTGATAGAAGTGGGCGGGAAAATGCAGTTACAGAAAGCATATTCTACGGCTAACCCTTCGATTTTGACAAGAAAATCAATACCGCTCACTTCTATAAACTCGTTTGTTCCGTCGGTCGATACTCCTTCAGGAACTGAAATAAAGTACACCTTAATCAAAGACGGGCAGGATTATTATTATAACGCCGGATGGATTGTATCTGATGGCAGCTATGCAAAAGCAAACACCCTTGCGGAAATACAAGCTAATCTTGCGACATTCACAACTGAACGGACAAGGGTTAAGGTAAGAATTTTCCTTCATTCTGACGGAACGGCAACGCCTTCTATCTCTAACCTTGCGCTTGGTTTTTCATACACTGGCTATTGTTCACCTGATGACGTGCGGGCATTGCTCGGCGGAACTGGAACATCTCAGAATATTGACGATGAAGACATTATAGGAGTGATTGAGGTTGCGGATAGCGAAGTTGACACGTATTTATCGAAATATACTTTGCCGTTTAGTTCAACACCGGCTCAAATTAGGAGCTGGTCGGCTATTATTGCGGCTTACAATCTATATTCGAGCTTTGAAGTTGTTGAAGGCACTACAAAAAGCCCTCATAGAGTTAGATACGAGCAGGCAATCAGTGAATTGGAAGCAATTAACAGCGGCAAGAAAAGGATTGTTGGACTTACGCAGAATTATAATAAGCCTGTGTATAGCACTAATGACAGCACTATTGAATTTGAGAATGATGTAACCCTGCAATGGGATAACTATTCAGACTAATGGCTGATATTTTCTTAAAATATGACGACACGGCGGCGAGGCGTGTTCTTGAGCTGATAGAAAGAAGGGGAACAGACCTTAATCCTGCAATGATAGCCGCTTCTCTTGAAATGCACAAGGATGTTATCCAGCGGTTTCAGGACGAGGAGGACGAAAAGGGTAATCCGTGGGTTCCTCTCAAGCCCTCTACTATATTACAGCGCAGGAATAAGAATAAAAGCTCAATAAAAAAGCTCAGAGACACTGGCAGGCTTGTAGGAAGTATAAAGCCACGGCACGGTGCATTATATGCGGCAGTTTCTGCTGGAAGTTCAAATGTCGAATATGCGGCTGTTCATAACTTTGGGCATACTTTCCCCCCGATGACAATAAAGCCGAAGAATAAAAAAGCCCTGCACTGGGGAGGCAAGCCAGGATTCTTTTCAAAAGGGCATCAGATTCCTTCAAGACGAGTGCCAGCTCGACCGTTTATGCGGGATTTGTCAGAATCGGCTCATAAAAAGATTTTCACATTATTGACAAAACACTTAATGACTGGAGCTTAAATGGTACAGGCGATAACGAGCATTATTGATTCATTGCATTCAACGCTTACAGCGGATCAGTATGTAAGGAAATATCTTGAATCAGAAAAATGTGTTTATAAAGGGTTCCCGGGGTCAAGTCTATTTGCGAGCAGAAATTCCATTGCGATAGAACCCGGCGATTTTGCGCCAATAACGCAGAACTCTATTAGGAAAACTGAACAATCCGCTGTTTTGTATTCAATGAAGTTCTTAGTTCACGTTGGATATACGGAAAACCATAGGGAGAAGTCTTTTGAGGAGTTCTGTAAGTTTATTTCTTATGTAGCAAATGCGATTGATAACTCTCCGAATATAGAAACGAATGATTTCGTTAAAAATAAACTTCCGCCTGAGTTTTCGTACAGCTTAGGAGAGGATAACAAGATTTTATACCATTTCGTAACCATCACTCTTGAGTATCAAGGTGTTATCAGAGTAGGACAACTATAAAGGAGCAAAACTATGGCATTAGGAAAAGAATCATTTTTTTACGGAGTTGCAGACCTAAAAATCTTCCCGATTACGGCAGATACCGCATCATCTTACACTTTAGGAGCTGGTATTGACATACCAGGTGTAAAAAACTTCTCTGTTGAACCAAACATTGACAGCAAAACCCTTTCCGGCGACGAAAAAGACATGGCTGTCGTTACGAAAATTAAGAGTTTTAAATTTAGTGCAGAACACGCAAAACTTTCGCTCGATGCATTAAAGGCATTACAGGGTGGCAGAATTACAGCAACAGGCGAAACGCAGCAAAAATACAGCTTCCAGGATGGCGACAAACCTGAGTATTTCCAGCTACAAGCCTCTGTTACTGATGCTGACGTTGGAAGTGTAACCCTTGTCTTATATAAATGCAAAATTGAAAGCTATCCAGTTGCAGGGAAAGAAGGCGACTTTAGCACATTTTCATTCTCTGGCACTGCTGTATTCCCTAATAAAACATTTAATAGAGGTAGTGGCAGCAAATCTCTACCGTATGAAATTATATTTGATTCTACGGTAACTACTCTAACCGGAATTACAATGTAAGGCGGTGATTTATGGCAACTAAAAAGAAAGAAACCACTAAACCGCAAGTTCCTGTCTGCAAGAAGTGCGGGAAGCCTATTGATATTCCGGCGAACCTCAAATTCAAAACAGGCGGGTTCAGATGCAAATGCGGCGCAGACAACGTCGTAGTCAGGTAAATAATAAGCTCTCAATGCGGTATCCTCCCCCGCATTGAGGGTGTTTTTGTTGTAGGGAGGGTGGAGGAAAAAATTATGGCAAAAGCAAAAAATACGGTAAAAGATGTAATTCCTGCAAAGACAGAAATAACTCTTTTTGGGAAAAAATATCCTGTCAGTTTTTCGCTCAGGAATTTAGCGGCGATGCAGGAAAAGTTTGCCTTAACCCCTGAAGAAATAGTAAACCTATATACTGTAGGGAACATTAAAGGCATTGCTATGTGCATATGGGGAGCTACTTTGATATTCGACGAATTTGACCCCGCAGACCCATTAAAAATCAAGGAAGAAATACCGCTTGAAAAAATCTACACATTAAATGTTATGGATGGAGAGCTTGTTAATGCAATAACTTCGGCATTGTCGGCTTCTAATCATACAGAGAATACAGATAATTCAAAAAACGCACAGAGCCAAGCCAGCAAGTAGATGAAGGCTGGGACTGGTCTTGGCTCTATTATTTCGGAATAACGCTTTTACACTGGACAGATTATAAGTTCTGGACGGCTACGCCTCGTATGTTATCGGCGGCGGCAAAAGCTCACAAGATAGCAAACGGCGTTCCTGATGAAGAAAAAGAAAACCAGGAAAAGCAAAAAAGAACATCGGCGATGTTAAAAGCAATGAAAGCTCAGGCAGATGCGAAAAAAAAACCTGCGCCGCCAGTCAATCAGGTTACGCCTGCGCAAACGTTTACACCTAATCCGCAACCGCCAATTTGTTAAGAGGAAAGTAGATGGCACAATCAGCTAAAAATGGACACATAGAGCTAAAACTTGTTGTTGATAACTCATCTTTTAAGTCAGGGCTTGAGGGCGCGAAAAAAGCTCTTGGGGGATTGTCCTCTGAATCCTTAAAGGTAGGAAACGGGTTAAAAACTGCTGGTAAAAACGCCCAGGATGCCGCTAATAAACTGAAAGGTCTTGGAACAACAGGAGCGGCTGAAAATCTAGGCAAGCTCAGGGGGAATATCACATCAGCACTGGGTGATTTAACGAAAGGGTTTTCCAGCGCAGGCGACGCCGCACAGAAATTCGGAAACGTTGCTACTGTTGCAATAGGGACAGTCGCAGGGAATGCAATAACAAGATTGCTGGCAAAAGTATCTGATTTAACCTCGGCAATGATTACCATGCCGATTAAGACAGCGGCAAATTTCGAGATGGTACGTGCTTCTTTTGATGTCCTTATCGGCGATACCAACAAGGCAAAGGAAGTTTTCACAGATATACAAAACTTGGCGGCAAAAACACCTTTGCAGTTCGGGGATTTACTCGACAATTCAAGGTTATTGCTTAATTTCGGGCAGGATGTTAATACCTTGCTCCCTACCCTAAAAATGCTGGGCGACATTTCAGGCGGGAATGTCCAGAGATTCAACCAGCTTTCTTTAGCCTTTGCGCAGTCTCAGGCGGCAGGCAAGCTCATGGGGCAAGACCTTCTACAGATGGTCAATGCTGGTTTTAATCCGCTTATGATTATCTCTGAAAAGACAGGTAAAAGCATAAACACTCTCAGGCAAGAAATGGCGGACGGTAAACTGACCTTTGATCAGGTAAGGCAGGCGTTTATTGATGCAACCACAGAAGGCGGCAAGTTTTTCAACTTGATGGATAAACAATCAGGAACAACTCTTGGTTTGTGGTCAACACTGAAAGACAACATAGAACTGACTGGTGCGGCATTTGGTACAATTTTGCTCCCTGGTATTAATAATGCTTTACAAGGCTTTATTCAATTAACAGATAGCATGAGAGAATCGGCGGGCAGTATTGCTGTTATTGAAAGAAATACTCACGCTTTGTCAAACGCTTTAAAGGATGTTGCATTAGTAATAGGTGTTACTGCTGGTGGAGTAGGGATTTTAGCGGGAATAAAAAGCCTTGAAGCGGCTTACGCTTCATTGTATGTAATTACAGCAAGGACTACAGCGTTACAGGTTGCATTTGCTACCCTTTTAAGGGGGCAATTTACACTTGCTTTATTGCAGGCAAGAAATGCGGTCTTGGCATTAACCGCCGCTATGTCTATAAACCCTTATGTTGCATTGGCTACAGCTCTTGCAGGATTAACAACCGCCGTTATTGTTTATAACAGAAACAAGGAAACAACTGTAAAAATTGCTCAACAAAATGCCCTTGCCGCCGAACAGGAAAAAAGGAAATTTGAGGAGCAAAAATCTTCCATGAGTACGCTTGCCGCACGATATGATGAGCTTGCAAAAAAGAAAAATAAGACTAAAAAAGAAGAGGAAGAGTTTGTAAAAATCCAGAATACTTTGTTAACAACTTTCCCTGATATTAAAGCAGGTCTTGAAGGAAACGGCAAAGCTGTTGAATTACTGGCAGGAAAATACAAAAACCTTAGCAAAAATGCGCTTGAAGCAAGAAAAGCAATGCTGATTTCTGAAATACGGGATATCTATAACAAAAATACGCCTGAGCCTTTGCCTGAATTTTCGCAAATTAGTCTTGGCAGAGATAGCATTCAGGCTTATAAAAATATGATGATGAAGTCCTATGATGACATCAAGAAATTAGTACAGCCCAAAGTTGACGAAATAAAGGCTATCAATGCGGACTTGATGGCTCTTGACATAAAGCCGGATACCAATAAAACACCTGCTGGCGGCGAAGTAGTAAACGAAGAAGCATTAAAGTCGTATGAAAAAATTAAAGATGCGCTTTCTAAAGAGGCTTACGATTTACAGTTAGATTCGCAGGTAAGAAATCTTTTAGGGATTCCGTCCGAAATGGAAATTGGCGAACGGTTGCAAGTATCGTTTGACCTTATTAAAGAATATCTGGCTAAAGAAAGAGAAATAACCTTGTCAGATGCTAAAAACAAGGGAGAACTTTATTTACAACTGCAAAACGTTTATAAAGAAAAAGAAATCCAGTCCCTTAAAGAATATGACAAAAAATACCTTGAAGAAAAACAGGCAGACGAGATAAAAGGGCAGGAAATCATTGCACAAGCCAAGTTTGATGCATTAAAACATAACACAAAAGTTACACAAGAAGTTTTACAGAACAACATTAAAAGGCTTGGCGATTTATCCAGAGATGTTTTCCAAACAATGACACAAAGCGGACTGTCTTTTGGTGAACGCATGCGCAACGTATTTCAAGAACTGCTTTTTTATATGGCTAAAATGTCAGCTATACAGGCGTTTACTGGCATGGCTGCATCAGGCGGCGGTTCTGGAATATTGGGAATTATCGGCAAAATAGGGCTTTCTGCTCTTTCTTTTGACACCGGCGGCATCGTCCCCGGCTCGTTCTCGCAACCAGTGCCAATAACGGCGCACGGCTCGGAAATGGTATTAAACCCACGTCAGCAAGCAAAATTATGGAATGCGGCAAATGGCGGAAGCATGGGCGGTGGACAGCCTGTAATAGTGCATAATTCTTTCACGATAAACGCAATGGACGGACGCAGCGTTGAACGTATGTTAATCGAAAAACGGGAGTTTATTAACGGTATGGTTGCGGACGGTATTCGCAAAGGCGGGGTGTTAAAAGCTGCCGTTAGGGGGGCATAAATGACTGTAACTCTTTCACTACCATATAATCAAGTGCATGCTTCTTCTATACGATTTGAAACCCTTATAACCGACTTGGGTGAAGGATATGAAAAAAGGTATTGCAGAAAAATAAGACCTGTTAGGGAATTTACGCTAACTTTTGAAAAAAACGCAGCCGGAAGAGATGATTTTATAAGTTTCTTCCAGTCCGTCAAAGGGCAAGGCGATGTTTTTAGTTTCACATGGGAAGAGGCAAAGGGCGGGAATGGTGCAACATATACCTGTGTGCTTAACAAAGATGTATTAGAGGCGAATTGGAAATATTACGGGTTTATTGATTCAGAACTATCATTTTCCTGCATAGACGAGGAGAGCTATAGCCCGCCAGCTTCTTTATCAGGCTATCATAAAACCGAACTTGACTTTGAAAGCGAATATGCGACTATCAAAGACAAGGAAATGACCGCCAGTTTTGAAGGCAACCGGTTTTCACAGTGGGATAATCCCCGCAGGCGGTGGACGCTGACTTATGAACTTAACGAAACAGACGGCAAAGAGCTTGAGGCGTTTTTTATATCCAAAAAGGGACGTTGGGCGCAATGGTCTTGGACTTGGAGTGCAGACAAGGACGGGGACGGTAATACTTATACAGTGCGTTTTGACACTGACGAATTAAGGAGCCGTATTAATGATGAAGGGTTCAGGGAAATTCAAGTTCCTATCAGACAAGTATTTCCGTTAACTCCAACACCAACGGATGAAGAACTCAAGGATTATGTAATCCCCCGTAGATTGTTAAAAATCGAACCAAAACAGGGAGATAATATCCTTATCCTTGACAATGATACGCTTGCAAGTCTTACGTACAGCGGTGATACTTATCTCGGTGCTCCTCTTGAGATGTCGGAACGCAGGGCTGATAACAATAATGAGGCTGGTGAGGTAAAAATAACCATAAGCAATGCAGGGTTAGCGATAAGCAACCTTATTGCAACTCACGGGGATGTTATAACAGGCTGTACTTGCTCTTTATTCAGGGTTTGGCTAAATACGTCCACTTATGAGATTTTGGCAGACCCTGCGGCAGAGTTGGAAGTTTACGGGAAAGCTAATAATTTAAATCTTGATGATGAGACTGCAAGTATTGATATTGAACCTATGTACCCCGGCTATGATATTTCGATTCCTGCCATGACATACGGGGTGGGGTGTCAATGGAAATTCAAGGATTGTAATTGTGGATATACGGGTGCACAGGTGAATTGCGACCATACGCTAACAACGTGCAAAAGATATAACAATGTTGAAAATTATGGAGGGTTCCCGTCATTGCCTAAGGAAATGATTATAAAGACTTAGGTTTTTCCGCATTAAGCTTTTGCAGTTCTTCAAGGATTTGTATTTGCAATTTAGCCGTATAAGCCTTCATGCAAAGATCCGAATCCTCCCTGTTTGGGATATTAAACCTGTTTTTAGAGTGGCAAGTCATATTAATAGCAAAATTAATATCTTCTATCATCCCTTTATTTTCGATAGGTTCTGCAAGCGCAGGCAAGGAAATCAAAAGAACTAAAATAAATAAAACTTTTTTCATAAAATAAACCTCCATTTTTTATATTAAAGATTAAAGGAAATAAGAAAGATATGCAAGATAAAATTAACGAACTTAAAAAGCTGATTGGCACGCCTTACCAAATGGAAACACCGGACGGGAATTATTTAGGCTGCTTTATGCCGGTTTACCTTCTCTTTCCTGATGCGCCACGCTATGTGCTACCTACAGACGACCCCGCCGTAAATTATGCTTATGGATTGTCTAAAATACTTCGTGAATGCGTCAAGGTAGAGCGTTCAGACCTACAGGCTGGCGATATTATAGCTTGCCAGTTCAATAATGAGCTTCACGTTGGAGTAATGATAAATAAAAATGAAGTTATCCACGTTTTTAGAGGGCATAGCCTGCAAATAGATAGACTCTCAAGTAGATTTTTTAGAGATAGAAATATAAGATTTTTTAGGAAGAAATAATGGCGATAATATCAGCAATAACATCGGTTTTAACTTCAATTGGTGTAGCTATAGCTGGAGCCGCAGGTGCTACATTAGGGACTGCGGCTTTTAGCGCAATAGTTGGAAGTACGGTAATTGGTGGTTGGGCGGCAATAGCTACAGGCTTGGTTTTTGGTGGTATTGCTCTATCAAAATCTGCAAGCGGTTCGTTTGATTACCAAAGCCCTGTATCAAGCTCGCCAACTTACGGAAGCGGTGTAATTCAGACACAAACTAATAATAATCTACCTATTCCGCTTATATATGGATATGTGAAGTGTGCTGGCAATAGGCTTTGGCAGAATGATAGCGGCGAAAGCAAAATTAAAAGGCTGGTGTCCTTTGGGTGGGGGGAAATTGGCGGATATTCTGACATAAAACTTAACGATATTGCTTATAATGATTCCGGCATTAACGCAACTATTACGCAATATACAGGCACAAGCTCACAGGTTATCAGCTCATTAATCCCCGGCTCAACAAATGCGGAACGTGCTCAGGTCGTAGGCGGATTGAAAAATATTGCTTATCTGGCAATAGAAGTAAGTAAAAGCGACAAAGTAAACGAGAATTACAACCTCACAGCGGTTGTTCAGGGTTTGAAGGTTAAACAATACACTGATGAGGATACTTTCACAACCTCGTTTAGTAATAATACGGCGTGGTGCTTGCTTGACCTCCTCACGAATTACAACGGGTTGAGGCTTGGCAGGGATTCCAACAATACTTTTGATAACGACCTTTTGAAAGAAATCGTAGATATTCAAAGCTTTATTGATGCGGCGGATTATT